GACCAGCATCTTCAAAAAGTTTAATTTCTTTTTCCATACGACCATTGCCTTTTACAAATTCAGCAAGTTGGCCTTTAACCATACGATTAACTTCTTGCGAAATTGATTTGTATGTTTTGATGATTGGAGCAGTATTCATTGAAGCAACTTTAGCTTCAAGTGCCGCTACTTTTTCATCAAAAGAAGCTACAGTTTCAGCAAGTTTAGCATCAACAGTAGCAGTTACTTCTTCTACCTTCGCTAAATTAGCCGCTTCAATAGCATCTAATTTTTCAATGATTTTTTCTGACATGATTTATCCTTTTAAACGATTGTTAAGTTGTTTGAGTAGTTCTCTTTCAGCTAATGCTTTAAGAATTTCCTCATTTTCATTTACCACCGCATCAGCATCACTCTGAATAGGTGCTTTTTCAACTTCAACTTTAGGCTCATCACGAGTTGCTAAAATTTGTTTGAAAATTGAAGATGCGGTGGTCGCATCTTTTCTTGAAAGTTTTGCATCACGCAATGCTTTCTCGATAAGTTTTAAGTCTAAAGAACCATCGGCTCTAAAGCACTCTAATTTCGAGATTTCAGCATCTAAATTATTTGGTTGCATAACGATTGATACTTCTCTTAATCCGCCTTTAGTAATTTGGAAATAAGCTTCGTCCATATCATCATCTTCCGCTAGAACATTTCCTTTTTCATCTGTCATACAGTATTCGTCTGCGTAAGCACCTACAGAAACACCGCCAACAAGGTTAGGGCTTTCTTTCATAATGGTATATAAGTCTTTGCCCATGCTAGTATTGACAAACATTTGACCTTTTGCATGCATTCCTTCTTCGTCCATCATAAATTCATTCCATTGGCCTACTGGCATAGACATATCGTTATGTTGGAAATACATTGGCAAAGGTTTTTCTGCTTTCATAAACTCGTCCATCCAATTAGCAAATCCTTCAGCAGTATAATTAAACTTACGGCCATCAGCACCTTCTCTTGGGCCAAAAGTTGTTACTGTAGCTTCAATTAATCCACCCATATCTGAAGCTTCGTCATTTTTAATACCTAACGCTAATTTTGATTCAAATAAAAACTTAATATCTTTAGTCATTGATTGGCACTCCCTTTTTTTTCATTCCGTTGGTTTCAACAGGTTGAGGTTTTCTCTTTTTAGCCTGTTGCGTTAATTTGTTGAGTAGCTCTTTTAATGTCATTAGGCTTTACCTGCCTGACCTGTTTTGCCAACGCTAGTATTGTTGCCACCGCCACCTGTATCTTGAGGTGAAGTGCCGCTAATAGGTCGAGCTTGTTTTGATGTATCTTTTAATTCGTCTGCGCCTGGCATATTTTGTTTGCCTAGATATTCTCGCGCTTCATTAGGTGTCATTATACCAGCATTTACGCCAGCTACAGAATAATTCATTTGATCTAGCGGCGCGCCTTTAAGAAAATCTTGTGTTTGGAATTCAATACAAAGATTTGGATAGCCATTTAGTAATGAAGTTTTAAATTTTTGTTGAATGTTAGTAATAATAGGCAACATTGTTGATTTGTAGAATTCATCAAGCATAGTTTGTGTATTGTTATACTTACCTTCTTCAATTCCGATCATTGCAGGTGGCACACCAAACAATCCGCAGATACGCTTCATCGTTTGTTGTTTTAATGCCCTTGCATCCGCATCTTGAAGTGTTAGCATATTTAATGGCATATACTTCATGCCGTTATCTAACAACATACCTTGACCTGGTTTAGATAAATCGGTTGATTTAGAACCTGTAAGAGAAGTCCATGCTTCTTTTAATCTTGCGGCAATCTCTTTAAATTTAGCATCAGGAATAACTTGGTCTGTAACAAACATGCCACTTGGTTTAGCACCATTAAGCATAATAAAGTTTGAATATAGGTCAATATCTTGATCCAAGCTTACAAGCTCTGTCGCTAGAATACCTTTATTGAAACCAGCGCTACCTTGCCAAGCCATTTCGCTTGCATGAATAACTTGGAAATAATCTAATGGCTCATCCTTGTTAAAACCATAAGTGCTAGTCGATAATCTATAAGTAGGATAACGAGTAGGAGTGATTTGAGCGGTTATTAAGGTTGAATCTAAAAGATACATTTCCATTGGGGTTAGCGTAGAGTTAGTTTGCTCTTTGCGCCATAAAGCGGTAAAGGTTTCACCTGATAAGTCATACCACATTGACCATTGATACCAAAACTCGTATGCAGATTGATAGTTATTAGGATTGTTTAATAAATAATAAACTGCTTTTGCTTTTGCTTTATCTCTTGCTGATACATTAGGGTTAGTAACCGCATCAACTAACTTACCTTCAGCATCATAAGCCATAATCTTAATAGGTAATTGAGCTAATGCTCTTGCTTTTGCATTAACGCATGCCATAACAGTTGAGTTACGGCTTAACAACGACATATCTATAACTCGGCCTGCTGTATTAACAGAGCTTGTAGTTACATATAATAATTGATTATTTGATTGATTTTTTTGACCTGAAACATTGCGTAAGATGTTGTTTCCTAACGCAGTTTGACCAAAAAGAGTATTACTTTCTTTTGCGGATGCGTTTGATTTTCTTTTGAATATATCTGTTATAGCCATGTTTTTCCTTTATATACTTCTAAAGCCAAACGAAGTAGAAGTTAATGGATGATCTAATGAGCAATGCATCGCAATAATAAGGGCTATTATACCATCTACCTTTGCTGACTTATCTGCTTCGTTTTTTCTGATCTTAATATTTCCATTAACATCGGTGTAAACTTCGCAATTGCCTAGTTGCCAACCTACAAACGGATTGCCATCGTGCTTAATAGCATTTTGCATGATGAGCTTTTCAACATGCTTGGATGGGTTACTTAAAACCGCCATGCCTTGTCCAACTTTTTTAACTGGAATACTGCTATCGTGTAATCTTGCAATAAGAGAAGCGGCGTTGTATGCATCGTAACCTACTTCTTTAATATTATATTTTGTGCATTGATTTTTTATAAATTCAGAAATCTCTCGATCATCCATTACATTGCCTTCAGTAATATGCAATATTTTAGATTGAACGGCTTGGTCAAATATACCACGATAATGAGTTGGAATCAAGGATAACGCTTCTTCAGGTAAAAAGAATTTGAATTCAGCATAATAATCTTCGGAAGCATATCGTTTTAAGGTGCAAACTGCATTTAAGTCGCGAGTGGCCGCCAAGTCGAATCCAATAAAGACTTCTTCAGGATCATCTTTATCTTCGCCTAAAGACTTATCCCAGTAATCTCTATCAATCCAAGCTGTGTTAGCGGATACATATACATTAAGAGTTTTGCAAAGAAATTCATTAAGAGCGGCTGGTTTTGATTTGGCTTGCTCGCATCTTTCTTTAATGGCTTCTTGATAAACTGATACGCCATGCATCGGATTAGCTTTAGCCCAAGTGGATTCATCGCGCCAATTATCTTGCGGATCAAGTCCATAAAGTAAACCAAACCAATGAGGATTGTCAGGGGCATCGCCATTAAGCATAGCTTCAAGGGCAGTTAAATCTTCAAAGAACTTTGTGTCTTTAGTAAATGATGCGGTAGTAATATAAATCCTTAAAGGATTCTTTCGGGCCACCATGCCTGAAAATATAACTTCTATACTATTGCGATCAGCAATTTGAGCCGCTTCATCTATGATTGCGCATGATGCATTCTTACCATCGCCTGACTTTTTATTGTCGCGAGATAAGGCGCGAAACATTGTTTGACTGTCATTAGCTTTTCCAATCTCGTATTTAGAAATGCGATACCAAGCTTTAATTTCATCAGGCATAGATTCAACCATTGATCTTGCCGCATCAAAAACAATAGTGGCCTGTTCGCGATTAGTAGCTAAAGTAAAGACTTCAGCGCCAGCTTCATTAAATGCTAATTCATATAAACCTATAACTGCGGTTAAAGTTGATTTGCCAGCTTTGCGAGGAATAAAAACAATAACATCAGTTGTCATTCTTTTTTCATGGTCTTTCTTATGACGGAATCCATAGATGCCGCAAAGAAGTAAAACTTGGAAAGGTTCTAAAATTATTGGTCGCCCAGCATCAGGGCCTTTAGTGTGTTTAAGAACTGATACAAAATCTAATACATGCTCTACATATTCAGGAAAGAACTCATATTCCCAATGCTTATCTTCCATATAGTTTAGAAAGCGTTGGCATGCTAATTTTATATTGTTGCAAACTTCAATATTGCCCTTAACTACATCTTGAGCATATTGAACTCCGATTAAATAACTCATAATTCTATTCTTTTTTTAGCAATTTCAAAATAATCTTTATCTAGCTCTATACCTATAAAACTTCTTTTAAGGTTCTTACAAGCTACACCTGTAGTTCCTGAACCCATAGTAAAATCTAAAACTGTATCGTTTTCATTGGTATAAGTTTTAACAAGATACTCCATAAGCTCAACAGGCTTTTGAGTTGGATGAACTCTTTGTTTTGAATTTCCTGTTAATTCTGTAAATTCAATAACATCTTGCGGAAATCTTGATGTCCTATTTATATTTTTTTGATTTATAGTATTCATAAAATTGTATGTTGAATCTTTACCATTGCCACCGCTTTTATAAACAGTATTCATTGGTTTGCTTTTCCACATTTGCGGATTGTATTTTGGAGTTGTTTTGCTAAAAATATGAATCATCTCATATATTTTCATTGGATATTTTTTTGAGTTTAAATGTCCTTTAGGCATTGTTTTTTTCCACACCCAATCATGTTTATACATTTTTAGATTTGATGTTATTAACAAAGAGCTAAATGGCTGATTTCCAAATAATGCAATTACCCCATTATCTTTAACAATTCTATTTAATTCATTCCACATTAAATCAAAAGGAATAACTGCATCCCATTTGCAATTAGTAGTTCCGTAAGGTGGATCAGTAATAATTGCATCTATGCTTTTATCTTGTATTTTTTTCATTAACTCAAGGCA